AATCCAAGCCCATTCGTTTTAGGCCGCTCACTCCAGAGCCGTGTCATTGGCTTGCTTTCACCATTTATCGACGTTGAAACGATGGCTCAATGACTATCCAATCAGAGGTTCGCGCACCGTTAGCAACTGCGCTGGCTGGTGTGACTGCATCAGTTTATCAATCACCACCAGAGACAATCATCGCTCCAGCTTGCGTCATCGTTAGCGATTCTCCATATATGGAAAGCACGCTTATCAATGGAGCCGTCACTAAGGTCAAAATCAATTTTATCATTTCAGCCGTCGTCGCATATAACAATAACGCAGGAGCATTGGACGGTTTAGAGCAGCTCTGCATTCAGATTCTCGGTGCAATGCCAGCGGGATATGTGGTTGGAGTGGTCGAAAGACCAACGATCATGAACGTGGGAACTGGGTCATTCTTGATGTCTGACATTTCGGTTTCTACTTATTACACACAGGAAAACAACTAGGAGACAACAGATGGCAACGACAATCATCACTGGCAGAGACATCACTTTCACAATCGACGGTGAGACATTCGATGCCCAAGCAACTTCAGCAACATTGACAATCGATTCGACAGTTAATACGTACCAGACCCTCGATGGCAAAGCTTTTTACACCACCGATTCGCAGGGAACTTTTAACGTCGAGCTATTGCAGGACTACGGCGCAGTAGGATCAGTATGCGAAGCTCTATGGAACGCAGCTGCAACTACACCAAACACATCACTGCCAGTCTTATTCACAGTCGCAGGAGTGGCCTACGCATTCAGCGTTCAGCCAATCTTCCCAGACTTGGGTGGAACTGCACCAGATGCTTTGACTGCTTCAATGGCATTCACTTGCGTCACAACACCAGCGTTGGACTAATTACAAGAAATCGGGAGCAATCATGAAACTACCAATCACAATCGAATACGCAGGCGGTCAATCTGAAACCTACGTGGCGCAACCGCCAGAGTGGGCAAAATGGGAGACCAAGACTGGCTTCACTATCCAGCAAGCTCAGGACAAGATTGGAATCTCTGATCTGATGTTCTTGGCTTATCACGCAATGAAACGTGAATCTGCTGGGAAGCCAGTCAAGCCGTTCGAAGTATGGATGGAAACCGTCGTCGATGTTTCAACTGGGGACAACGACCCAAAAGCCACCAGCGCGGAAGCCTAAATTACTCCATCGTATTTCTAGCCATTGAGACTGGAATTGCGATGAGTGAGTGGCAAAGCGCGGAAGATATATTGACGGCACTTGAGATTTTAAAGGAGCGAGCAGATGGCAGAAGAAAGCATCGCTTACGATAAATCCGATCTTCGCGGAATCTATGCAGCTTTCAAAGCGATGGATGAACAAGCCGTCACGGAAGCCAAAAAAGAATCGAATGCTTTAGCAACGTACTTGCAGGGCAAGATTCAACAGAGTGCTGGCAATTCAAACAATCAGGTCGCACCAAGAATCGCGGCGGGTTCTCGCGTTTCAAAGTCAGCCAAAACTGGTGAATTATCATTCGGCTTTGCAGCTCAAAAACTCAGCGGTGGTGGAACGACTCAGCAACTCTGGGGCGGTTACGAATTCGGTTCAAATAAATTTAAACAATTCCCAGTGTGGTCGGGTCGTGAAGGTCGCGGCTCACGTGGATGGTTCATCTATCCGACTCTGCGTGCCGAGCAGCCATACATCATCAATGAATGGGAAAATGCGTTTAGTCGAATCTTGAAGGAGTGGTAATGGCAGCAGGATCAAGAACGCTCAAGCTCTCCATTCTTGCTGACGTAGATCAGCTAAAGAAATCGCTGGCACAAGCCGATGATGATGTCAAAGGTTCGGCGTCCAAGATTGGAGATTTTTCCAAAAAAGTTGGATTGGCATTCGCCGCAGCTGGAGTGGCAGCAGCCGCTTACGCAAGCAAATTAGCCATTGATGGCGTCAAATCAGCCATTGCAGATGAAGCTGCACAAGCTAGATTGGCAACTACTCTGCGCAACGTCGTAGGGGCAAGCAATGACCAGATTAAGGCCGTTGAAGCACAGATTCTCAAAAGTGAGCTTTTGTACGGTGTCACCGATGAACAGCTTCGTCCATCGCTGGATCGGTTGATCCGAAGTACAAATGACGTCAGCGAAGCACAGAAACTTCAAGCTCTAGCACTCGACATCGCAGCTGGATCAGGTAAGTCACTCGAAGCCGTCTCAAACGCTTTGGCTAAAGCTCACGATGGAAACTTCGCAGCTCTTAACAAATTGGGCGTTTCAATCGACGCAAGCATTATCAAATCAAAAGACTTTGATGCTGCCACAGCTGCTCTTGCTGATACTTTCAAAAATCAGGCATCTGTTCAAGCTGAGACATTTCAAGGCAAGATGGATCGACTCAAAGTCGCATTCGATGAAGGCAAAGAAACCGTCGGATCGTTCATTCTTGATGCGATCACTCCCCTAGTCTCAGGATTTGTCAATAAAGTCATCCCAGCAATTCAGGTCGCAGCTAGTGAAATCTCAGCCAATCTTGCTCCAGTCTTTAAGTCTCTAGGCGATTTCTTCAATAACGTACTTGTTCCAGCATTTACGGCTTTCTATAACTTCATCCGCGATTATGTCGTGCCAATTCTCAACGTCACGCTAGTTCCCATCATCAAGGCTCTATTCGATGCATTCAATCAAATCAGTCAAGCTCTCACAGATAACAAAGACAAGCTGCAACCGCTGGCAGATGCGTTCAGAGTATTCGCCACGTTCATTCGAGACTACATCGCTCCCATCATTGGCACATTTATCAGCTCATCCATTTCGGGCATTGCTGGAGTCATTTCAGCTCTGATTGGCGTGGTTGCTGACGTGACTAACGCAGTCGGCTCAGGATTCACAAAAGTCAAGAATTTCTTTTCAAACATTATCAACTACGTTCAAGACACTGCATCAGATTTAATTTCACCAATCGTGAATGCCTTTAGATCAGCAATCAACACCATCATCGGGCTATGGAACAGACTTGACTTTGAAATCACTTTTACAGTGCCATCATGGGTTCCAATTATCGGTGGCAGCACTTGGCGATCTGGTGACATATTTCCAGACATTCCATACTTGGCTAAAGGTGGAATCGTCAATTCTCCAACACTTGCGATGATCGGTGAAGCTGGGCCAGAAGCCGTCATCCCGTTGAACAAGGCTGGAATGATGGGCAACACGTACAACATCACGGTCAATGGCGCAATCGATGCTGAGGGTACTGCTCGCACGATAGTCAATACCTTGAACAATTCTTACTATCGCGGCACTGGTGGCGCAACGGCTCTGGTGTCGTAATGACAGTATTTAATCCAGTCTGGCTTGTTCAAATTGATGGTGTCTCATACACCAATTTCATTCTTGCCAATATGACGCTTACAAGCGGACGGACAAACATCTATGAACAAGCCCAAGCAGGTTATGTCAATCTCCAGCTCATCAACATTGACCAGACGAACATCGAATTCACAATCAATAACTCAGTCAGTATTTCATTGCAAGATTCAACTGCAACATTCGTGCCAATCTTCGGCGGAACTATTGTTGATCTGGGAATCACTATTGCCGACGTTGGAAGCGTTGGTTTCACGCAAAACATCAACATCGTCGCACTCGGAGCATTGAGCAGACTTCCAAAAGCATTGACCGATGGCGTTCTTGCAAAAGCCCACGATGGCACTCAGATTTACGAAATACTCACAGATTTATTGCTCAACAACTGGAGCGAAGTCGCGCCAACGGTTCAATGGGATACCTATGATCCAACGGTTACATGGGCGCATGCTGAGAATGTCGGCTTGGGTGAGATTGACCGCCCAGGTGATTACGAACTAGCTGCACGCACATCCAATCGAACCGACGTTTATTCATTGGTTTCAGCTCTGGCAACTAGCGGGCTGGGCTATATTTACGAGGATGCGACTGGCGCAATCTCTTACGCTGACTCAACGCATCGATCCACTTATCTAGCAGCTAACGGATACACCGATGTGACCGCCAATCAAGCTCTGGCATCAGGCATCGCCATTCAGACCAGAGCAGGCGACGTTCGAAACTCAGTCACGGTCAAATATGACGCCACATCGTCGAGCGAGAAATCCGATGAAGATGCCACATCCATTTCAATTTATGGACGACTTTCTCAGATTATCCAGACGACTTTGCACAATGCCGCCGATGCTGAGAATCAAGCTGCGTTCTATCTTTCACTGCGTGCTTATCCACTAGCCATGATGCAATCGATTACCTATGAGCTGACAAATCCAGAACTTGATAATGCAGATCGCGATTCGCTGATTAACATATTCATGGGCTTACCACTTCGAATCTCAGATTTACCACTCAACATGAACGCTGGTTCTTATGCGGGTTTCGTTGAGGGTTGGACATTTACCGCCGCGTATAATCAGGTACAGGTGACGGCTCTATTGTCGCCACTGGCATTTAGTATTCAAGCGATGAAATGGGAAACCGTTCTGCCGCTTGAGAGATGGAATACCGTTTCAGGAACTCTGGAATGGCAAGACGCCACGATTGTGGCTTAAGGAGCAGGTATGAGTAATCCAACAAGCAACTTCGGATGGGTGATGCCGACAAACACCGATTTGGTGACGGATTTACCAGCCGACTTCGCCGTGTTCGGTCAAGGCGTCGATACAACGATGGCTGACTTAAAAGGCGGCACAACAGGTCAGATTCTTTCAAAGGCAACTAACACGGACATGGACTTCACATGGATCACCAACGATGTCGGTGACATCACTGCGGTGAATGTAACGTCTCCGATTACAGGTGGCGGCAGCTCTGGCGCAGTAACAGTGGGAATCCAATCAGCATCAACTAGCCAATCAGGTGCGGTTCAGCTTTCAGATTCAACATCAACGACATCATCGGTTCTGGCATCAACGCCAACTGCTACCAAAGCAGCTTATGATCTAGCCAATACGGCTAATACAACTGCCAACGCAGCCGTTGCCAAATCAACAGTCACGGCAAAGGGTTCAATCTTTACTGCTACGGCATCGGCCACACCAGCTCAAATCACTGCTGGAAATAACGGAGAAGCACTTTATGCCGATTCATCAGCGACTACTGGACTTCGATACAGCGCAACACCAAGTGCCAGCAATCCAGTCTTAAACTCAGCGTTGCAAATATGGCAGCGTGGCACTTCAATTTCATTAACCGCCTCATCGGGCGTTGTTTATACGGCTGATCGCTGGAGTACCAGCACTAATGCTAATCAGGCTTGCACAGTAGCCCGACAAGCAACTGGTGACACGACTAATCTGCCGAATATCCAATACGCAATGCGTTATCAGCGCAACTCTGGGCAAACAGGCACTGGATTACTTTTAACAACTCAATCACTTGAAACAATTAATTCAATACCTTTTGCTGGCAAGACCATAACAATTTCATTTTATGCTCGCGCTGGTGCAAACTTCTCAAGCGCCTCTAGTATCCTTATCAATTATTTTATGACGGGTACTGGAACAGACCAAAATCGCCAATCTGGTGCTTACACAGGAGAAGTTACTGCAAGCAATAACGCGACATTGACAACAACTTGGCAAAGATTTTCTTATACCTATTCCGTGGCTGCAACTGCAACAGAAATCGCAACAGGTTTTGCTTACACGCCAGTGGGTACTGCTGGCACTAATGATTACTTTGAAATAACTGGTGTTCAGATTGATATTGGATCAGTGGCATTGCCATTTCGTACTGCTGGCGTTACTTATCAGGCTGAATTAGCCGCTTGCCAGCGTTATTATTACCGCTGGACTACTGCCAATGGCGGTTCAAATGTTGCGTATTCAAATGCTGTTTTTTCTTACGCTTCAACACAAGCATTTGGGACAATGCAATTTCCAGTGACAATGAGAACAACACCAACAAGTGTTGAAACAACAGGAACGGCGTCAAATTACAGAGTTTTAATTGGTGGAACCGCAACAACTTGCAGTGGTGTTCCAGTTTATGACCAAGGAAATCCTTATACAATTATGATGCAATTTCCAGTCGCCAGCGGTCTAACAGTTGGACAGGCTGGAGTTGCAGGAGCAAATATATCATCAACTGCCTTTTTAGGCTTTAGTGCGGAGTTGTAAAATGACAATCACAGAATACGAAAACCTTAACGGCGAACCAATGATTCTTATCATTGACGAAAAAAACGACAAAGCCGAATCAATGACTAAATCAGAATACAACCGCAGACAAGCGGAACAATCCACACCAATGGTGACGGATGCTCCAAAGTCATAACGGATGGCCAGCATCAAAAGATGCAGCTGAAATCCATATCATCAGCGTTCCAATCGAGGGAACAAAGGTCAAGGTGCGATGTGCGAAAGCCGTCGCGCCATTGATTGCTGGATTCTGCAAAGAATTTCATGAGCTGATTGAACCGATTGATGAAGGCAAGCTCGATGACTGGGGTTATGCGTTCAGGATGATACGAGGCTCAACTGACAACTTGAGCAATCACAGCTCTGGCACTGCCATTGATTTAAACGCTACGAAACACCCGCTGGGAAAAGTCGGCACATTCTCAGCTGAAAAGGTTCCAATGATTCGCGCTCTGGCAAAGAAATACGGCCTCAAATGGGGTGGAGATTACAAAGGGCGAATCGATGAAATGCACTTCGAAATCGAATTGAGTGAAGCGAAAGTCGCGGCACTCATCGGGAGCTTGAACAAAGGAGAGAACTAATGGATCAAGCTAAAGCAATGCTGGCATCATGGGCGCGAAGCTCTGTTGCTGGTGCGTTGGCCGTTTATATGACGGGCAATACCAATCCAAAAGATTTAGCAATGGGCTTAGTGGCTGGACTTGTTCCAGTGCTTGCACGTTGGGCTAACCCGAACGACGTTTCTTTCGGCAACAAGAAGTGAGTGTCGGCGAATGGACGGCAGTCGGTGGGCTTGTCATTGCGGTGCTGACTGCCATCTATTCGTCAATGCGATTCATGGTGAAGTCGATCATGCGAGAGCTTTCACCGAATGGTGGCAATTCTCTCAAAGACCAAGTGAGCAGGATTGAGAGTCGCTTGGATCAACTACTGCTCGAAATAGCCTTGAAGAAGTAATCGACACGCCGAATCTCAGGCGGGAATCTTGAAATTGTCAGATATGCGTGTCACTCTCTATTTCGGGAGCTGATTGGCAGCTCTCAGAATCGGGAGCAATTATGACAACGAGTGAAGTCGGGTTATTCGTCTTGATGGCGATAGCATGCATTCTCTGGGCGATTTGCAGTTATGCAGTCGGATACAAAGAAGGCCACAAAGACGGCTATCAACGCGGCAAAGCCGTCGGCCGTCACGCATCATCTCAGGCGGTGCGCTAATGGGGTTCTTAGACAACTACGAAGCTGCACGTGCAAGAACAGATCGCTGGATTAAGACATATCCAACTGGACGCATTGAAACACGCGTCATGGAATTCGATGCCGAAAAAGGCTACGTGTTAGTAAAAGCCGAAGCGTATCGAAACGACACAGATCAACACCCAGCAGGCATCGACTATGCATACGGATACCAGGGTGCTTACGTCCAGAACATGAAACGTTGGTTCGTCGAGGATACTTGCACATCGGCAATTCTTAGAGTCATGCAGCTTGTGATGGGTGGAGCTGAACGCACGGTGCGCGAGACGATGGAACAGATTGAGAAGCTTCCAGCAAAGGTTGCTAATACTGAACCCGATTACTGGAACACTAAATTCGGCGACGTGCCATCCTATGCAACACGTGAAGAAGCCGAGTCAGCAGGCATTCCAACGGCTGCACAGGCCATTTCCGAGATAACTGCTCAACTGGGCGGTGAAATGCTGGCAGAGGCTCCACAGTGCGTTCATGGGCATCGCGTGTGGCGCGAAGGAATAAGCGCAAAGACTGGGAAAGCATGGGGCAACTATTCGTGCGTTCAAAAGAAGCCGAATCAATGCGACCCAGTGTGGTACGTCTTTGGTTCTAATGGAAAATGGAGTCAGCAGTTATGAGCGATTTCATGGAGATGATCGATATGAAAACACGGATGTGCAAGCTGCTTGAGAATGGCAAAGTCATTCAGGAGTACAAAGTCGAGCAATGCGACAAATGCTCATCGTGGGTCAAATTCGATGAATTCGGTTATCAAAAAGGATTTGGTAACGAAAAGATAATTTGGTTCTGCGCGGGTTGCAGATGATTATGGTGCGTCTTTCGCGTGAAGATGAAATCATCGCTCACACGTCGGGTTTAGCCAGAGAATCACGCTATGGCTCGAATCCTAAATTCAATGGCAACAAAGGCAACTTTCACAATGCCGTTGTGATCCATGCAGAAGCCGTTGGAGCTGAGATGGCAGTGGCACGATACTTCGAGGTCGAGGATTTCGTACCGACAGTCAATACGTTCAAGAATGAGCCAGATGTGAATTGGAATGGCGTTGCACTTGAAGTCAAGCAAACGTCACACAAACGCGGTCACTTAATCATCACAGAAGATGATCGTGACACAGACATTGCAGTGCTGGTCGTGGGTGAATCGCCAACCTATTACATCATGGGCTGGATTCCAGTGGGCGTTGCCAAAAGGCCACGATTTGCATCAGCTCAAGGTGGCTATTGGGTAAGCCAAATCAATCTCCAACCCATTGAGACGTTAAGGAAGTCAAGCCATGCCGATTCTCGAATTTGATTGCTCGATATGTGCAAAGCTCTATGGCAAAGCAAAACAACGTCATGGCATTCGAAAGACTCCAGAGCTAACGCTTCATGAGTGGTTTGCTACGTGTCTGGGATGTGGAGCAATGGGCATCAAGCTAGTCGATGATGACAAAGTGGATGGGTTATCTCTATGAAAATTCAAGACACTTTATTCAATTTGGATCAAGATGAATTATCAACAAATGATCACTACACGCCAAAATGGATATTTGATTTGCTTGATGTGACTTTCGACATTGATGTGGCATCACCACCGAATGGGGTTCCTTGGATTCCGTGTAAGCGTTACTTCACTCAATCTGAAGACGGATTGACACAAGATTGGCATGGTTTAGTCTGGTGCAATCCGCCATTCAGCAACATTGAACCTTGGATAGATCGACTGAATCAACACAGAAATGGGATAGCTTTGTTACCGCATACAAAAGGATCATGGCGAAGAAAAGTCTGGAAAGAAGCTGACGGAATTGTTGAATGGGATTCATTGACAGAAGTTCGATTCATTCACAAAGGCAAAGAAAAGACTATCTTTCCAACAACCTTTGTGGCTGCATGGGGACAAACTGCCTTAGAAGCTATATCAAATTTAGGACGTGTTAGATGAATAGTTATCCACAGAAGTTATCCACAGGTCTGCAAAACCTGTGGACGACACGCAGGGCGCACGCTGAACTTATCCACTTACTCGCTAGTAACTTGACACATGCATTAGCATCACAACTCGCTGGCGAGCCGCTGAAGCGGATAGCTCGCGGGCGATGTTTGGTGCTAGTGGGAGTGCTATGTGTTGTTGGCACAACACCAGCGGAAGCAGTAACAGACATTGATAATTTGAAGCTATATGCTCATTCAAGAGTGATTAACTATGAGCAATTTCAATGTCTCAATAGATTGATTTCAGCTGAATCTCATTGGAATATCAATGCAATCAATGGATCGCATTACGGTCTAGGACAGATGCGAAACAAGAGCTATCGAAACCTTGATGGCTATCGTCAGATTGACTGGACTATCCGATACATCAAAGGACGTTATGGATCAATGTGCAATGCTTACCGTCATTGGCAGTCGAAGGGATGGCATTGATGTCGAAGGCTTGGAAGAACGGCAGCGGTAAAGGCTGGAGAAGGATACGAGAACGCATACTGCAACGCGATGGACACATGTGCCAGATGTGCGGGCAGACTGAGGGCAGACTTCACATTGACCACATCATCCCTAAGCGATTGATTGGTAATGAAGGCGATAATGATTCAAATCTGCGTGTATTGTGTGAAAAGTGTAATTTGAGCAAAGGTGGGCGTTTTTTTAGCGGTGAAGTAACACCCCCGACTCTCCATGGACGTATATCTCCCTTAAACGTGAGCGTAAGCCATGAATAAGCCTGTTCAGGTCATAGATAGTGGGTCTGATGTTAAACTAGGCTCAAATCGGCTGCAATCGGTTTTAGAGCCGTTATCAGCTACGCTCTTTGGCTCTCCAACGCCTAGAATCCACACGCCATTGAATGATTTGCCGTCTAGGGGCTTTGAAGTCATTGATCTAGCAGCTGAACTTAAGCAGGAACTGATGCCGTGGCAGAAATTCGTGCTGGAGCATTCCCACAAATACACGCCAGATGGTCGCTGGGCTACGCCGCTGAACTGCATCACGGTGGCACGTCAGAATGGCAAAAGTTATTTGATGAACATTCGAATCTTGGCTGGACTATTTCTCTGGGATGAATCTATTCAAATCGGCTCAGCTCACAGACTCTCAACAAGCTTCGAGCAGTTTAGACATTTAGAACGTCTCATTGAAGGCAGCGATTCTCTCAGCAAGCAGGTCAAACGGATTCGCAGACGTCATGGCGAAGAAGAAATTGAAACCATGAAGGGCAATCGGTTCATCATCCGTGCATCGGGTTCAGCAGCTCGCGGAATTTCTGCGCCATCAACATTGCATCTTGATGAGCTTCGAGAGATGAAAGACTTGGAGACTTTCGCATCATTGCGTTATACATTGATGGCGGCCAAGAATCCGATGGTCATGGCCTACACAAATGCTGGAGAATCAACGTCTTTAATTCTCAACCAGATTCGAGAGCGTGCG